TTAATAATTTGTTCGCGAATTCCCATTATCTAGCACCTCTGTATTTTCTTCGTTTTTCTTTTCAACTAACATTTCAATACCCCTAGTTATCGCATCGGGTATCGGAATCCCCATCAGTCCAGCGTTTTCAACTATAGAAATCATTTCATTTGCTATAAACCCAATAATTACAGCATTCTGAATATATGTTGTTCCAATTGTCACATCCATGCGATAAGCAAGGGCAACAATCAAAAGAACCGTGAATTTTCTACACAACCCCTTAAATCCCGCACGTGATTCTAACGCACCGTTTTCACTTTTCTTCGACTTCTTGAATACACCAGCGACAATCAAACCCGTGATGTAATCAGCACTTAACATGATAACTAGTGTAGCCATGCCCGTTGACCAACCCCCATATAATGTGGCAATTGCTCCACCAATTACCCCCGTTGCTGTTAAAATACCTATCTTCATTTAATTACCCCCTCATCTAATTTCTATATGTAATTGCAATCTCAACCGTACAATTTGCCCAATCTGAACCCGATACGATTGTTAGTACATCACCAATCATTATTGCCGATAAACCCCATTCGATGTACGCACCCGAACCGTAATTTATCATCGGATATGATAGAGGTAACACATAGTTCGCATAATGAACTGTGCCCGTGATGGATAATATTTTCGGTGTGCTTATCCCGACACCCCCTATAGAATTCAAACCCTTACGAATATTAACGCTTTTTGTAATATATTTGGTTTTAATTTCATCGTTATCACCCTTTAATTTATCAGCAATCTCTTGTAACGGTATCTTGTTCAGATTCAACTTCGTTCCCGTTATATTAATACCGTTAAGTGTAACAGTTGCAAGGGTAAATTGATTTACGGATGATGTTCCGAAATCCTCGACCCTTCCCGATACCCCAGCACCTTTATTTACTCTGATATCAACATCCTCAACTCCACCCGTATTAGTATAGTGAAGGTAGATTGTATCGGTTCGTGAATTACCAACCGCACCATTTTCAATCGTAACGGATTTTGGATTCGTGATTCTGATGTGCCTACCATTAATTACAAGGTCACACGCTGGAATAACAATCGTGTTGTTCGACCTAATTTCAAGCTGAACATCATTCAGTATATACGCACCACTACCAACAATACCCCTAATAAGTGATGCATCATCTTGTGGTGTGATGTGTCTTGTGCCACTAGCACCAGTAATTAACTTAACTTCATTAGCCATTATGTACCTCTGTGAATTTATACGTTATAACTTCCTTATCTTGATTAACCTTACGTATCAATTTACCCGTAATTTTAACGGATAATCTGACGCTAAATATCGGCTCGAATATATTTACTATATCGCCAATATCTAACTCGATTGAATCGTCATATGAATTAATTTCCGCAGTTGTGATATAACTTCCATATTCTGATGCTACAAAATTAGCCATCAATTCATTGAACTTATTTGTTGCATCTGTAAGTAAATTATCACTTGATGTATTCTCATATGTGATAACTCTAGCACCTTCATATATCGCACTTCTTGATGATAGATTTACACCACCGAGGGAACTCAGATATAAAACTTCCCTCGCTTGTAATTCACCTTTACCGAGTGCAATCATGAAGTTTGGATAATCACCCTTCTGTGTGATTGTTAGTGATATATGATCGTAATCCTCTTTGGACAATTCAACTTCTCTTGTTAGATTGTCGAGTTTGACAATTGAGAAGTGAATCCCATCATTTTCATGACGGAACATCATCTTTAATTTATATTTCTCACATAAATCATTTAGTGCCTTACTCAATGTACAATATCTATCGAATTGATAACTTACTGTGATGTTGCTTACATCATCGATAATCCAATGACTTGGCATGTAACAATCACGGAATAATTCCCGAATTACTGACCTCAAATCAGCGTTAACAGTATAGAAATCTCTACCACTTGGAACTATTACGATTTTGGTATCAAGGTATCCACGGAATGTTAACCCCGATAATTCAATCGTTCTAGCTTGCTTATCAATCTTACGGTTTGTAACTAACCCCCCGTATTCTGTTCCCTCGAGAAATATGTATTGGTCAATCAACATTGGTAAATAAGGGTCATCACCCACATCATATGAACTGAGGAACGAGAAATCATTACCATCATCAATATCACAATCGAATGTTCCACGCTTCAAAACTCCCGATTCTATGGGGTCATTCCCATTGTTGGCAAAATCCCACGCAGTATATATTAAGTCCATAGTGGTGAACCCCTTTCTTCACTTATGACAAGTGAGAATTTCAAACCTCTTGGAACTGTGATATTACAAGGTAATGTTAATTTTCTAAATACAGAAAAATATGAATCCTTCAACCTTCTTGAAAAAATATTTTCTTGGTTTCCGTTAGACTTAAACAGCGTAACGCTCTTATTTCTCGTACTCAGAAGAATATAATCACCTTCGCTCAATCGCCCTGTTATACCTTTTTTAAGACCGTTGAACATGATATACGGATTATCGAATAATCCATACAGATATAACTCAACATGAGCGGTTGAATTGTTGGCAACGTTAACAAGTGAAGGATGTATAGTTGATTCATAATCACCGCTACCACCGTAACCATAGTTGTAACCACGTTTGCCATTTCCGTTGTAATCTCGCCAAAAATCTTCAATATTTGCGTACAAATTCGGGTCATAAGATATAACAGTATCTTTGTACCAAATCCAATCATCCGATAAGAACGTGAATTCTAATTTAGTGTGATAATCATCTAGCAAATAATCACTAAATTTGACCTCAACTAATCTAACTTCCGCATAGCATTCACCGATTACCAAATATGATGTTGGATAGTATGAATTCATCATATCGAACTGATTATCAACGAGATAACTCAATTTATTCAGTTCATTTCTGATACTTTCACAATCCACCGAGTGCATTTTACAAGTAACCGTTTTCGTTCCACCCTTACGTTTGAAATTACGTTTTCCAACATCAGATTCATACTCATAAGCGAAATCACGGATTCCGTTCTTATCTAAAAAACACCAATAATTTTTACCATCAATCGATAGAGTTTGATTTCCAAACTCTATCGTATTGTTGGACTTCCCGAACGCTGGCACATTCGGCTTAAAATTACAAAAAGTCATTTTATCTAGCATATTTCTTGATAAACCTTCCTAATTCTCTATCATCAGCCACGAAATTAACAGAATTGAACGCTTCTATCATCTTATCAACTAACGTTGAATCGATTTTTTCGAGAATTTCAAGGATTCTCACAAGAATAACGCTGTTATTCTCCGAAACTGCATTTTTAATCATTGTCATGAGCGAATTTGTACCAACAACGGTTTCGCTACCAGCTTCACCACCAGCCATGAAGTTATTTGTTGCGGAATCATAACCAAATATCGTTGGTTTGTTCATGATCATACCGCCATCCATAGCCTTTTTGTACCAATCGATACCGAATGATGGTGTACTTGGCGGGGATAAGCTAAATTTACCCTTAATCTTGATATGTGGTAATTTCAACTTCGGTAATTTCCAACTAAAGTTGAACACACTCTTGATTTTAGCTATCGCACTACGAACGATGTTGTATGCACCGTTGAATACTGTGCTAAATACGTGTTTTACACCGTTTAAGGCTGTTGATACGACCGCTTTAATGAACCCGAGTTCAGCACCTAATGCACGGACATACCCCCGAACTATCATTACTACAGCCGATTTGATAGCATTCCAACCAACAACAAATACGTTCTTAACTGCATTTATTGCGGTTCTAACAGCACTCTTGACTTGCTCGAACGCTAGTTTCAATTCACCCACAAATTGTTTTCCCAAACCCTTAAATGGTTCAACTAGCTTCAACAGAAGTTTACCGAGTGACCTCACAATCGCCATGATAATTGCTGGTAGATTCTCCAAAATAGCTTGAAGAACCATCATCGCACCTTGTAATATAGGTGGTATGAGTTTCTCAATTATACCTGGTAGTTGTGGGGCAAGCTTAGTTATAATCTGAGATATACCCTCAACTAATCTAGGTAACAACTTAGCTAATCGGGGAATTAGTTGATTAGTAACGTTTACTACAGAATCAACAAGATTATTCAGAAGTTTATCGAAATTTTGTGAAGGGTCTGCCATACCAGTTAGGAAGTTTACCCATGCACTCTTCATCTGTCCGATTGAACCTTGAATTGTGCTAGATGCTTCTTTTGCGGTTGTACCAGTAACACCCATCTTTGTTTGGATAACGTGAATAGCATCAACAACATCAGCATATGATGATATATCATAGTGAATTCCGCTTATCGCTTCGGCATCTCTTAATAACCTCTGCATTTCTTCACGAGTTCCACCATATCCAAGTTTGAGGTTGTCGAGCATGGTATAATTCTGTTTTGCGAATCCCTGATATGCGTTTTGAATATCACCTATCGCAGTACCCATCTTATTGGCATTATCTGCCATATCGATAACCGCCATATTAGCTTTCTGTGCCGCCTTTTTGGTATCACCATCAAGTGATTGTAATAGCGATGCACTAAATCCCGTAACGGTTTTCATATAATCGTTAGCACTTAAACCAGCCGTTTTATATGCTTCATCTGCGTACCGCTTAACCGTTCCAGCCGAATCCTTGAATAGAGTTTCAACACCCCCGACAAGCTGTTCATATTCCGCATAGCTTGCTATCGCCTTTTTACTTAACGCAATCAAACCCGTTGCAACCGCACCAAGTCCAATGAGTGCGACTTTACCCATCTTCTTGGCAAAATTTCCGATTTTTTCGAACGCTTTACCGAACTTATCCGATGATTTCTCAGCTTCTTTTGTTGTTTTGTCAATCTCCTTGTTGGCATCTTCGTTTTTAATAATGATTTTCCCAATAAGTTTAAATAAATCCAATATCTCACCACCTTATTCGGGTTTGAAATTCTGCATCATTTCGAAATTATCCGATATAGTTGCTTCAATCTCCGTATCACCCCATGATGCATTCACCAAATCTTCATTCGCTTCAGATTCAGCGAGGTAATCCGCCCACGATTGTTCATGTATTTTGTTAATCCAAACTTCCCATTGTAACGATTCTTTGTGTGATTTTAGGAATCTATCAATCCAATCATTCAACATTCCGTTTGATATTATTTCGTCCAATAAAGAAAATGGACTTGAATATTCTCTGAATACCAAGTCCATAAAATGAATTTCATCTAGTTGAACAATTTTAAAGCAACCTTTGTAAAATCCTTGAATTCATCCTTTTTGACAAACTCAACGATGTATTCCGTGAACGTTACCATATCGAGTTCAGAAATCTCTTTCTTACTCTTACCGCTAACACGTGATAGAAGTGTGTAAATCTCATCTTCACACTTTGGTAAGTTACCAATGATGACGTTAGCCATCTCGATTGTTACCGAGATACCAACAGAATATATCAATGATTCGTTGTCTTTCGCTTTCCCCTTACCCTTGAAACCATCTACGAGTTTTTCAATCGTTTTTGGTTCAAGCTGATTCTTAATCTCGTTTAAGCCAATCTTGTTGATTATCTTAAACATGATAAACATATCACTTGATTTAAGCTGTTTGAACTCTATCGCCATCATTATTCACCTCAACTTTTCTAATTAGCGATTCGGAATATTCCATAATCTCGTTATAACGTTCCTCATCAATATCGATAACATCACCAACGATATAATCTTCGTTGGTGTACTTATCCATGAATTCCCTTAAAATTTCAACCTTCATCACTCACCTACGCAGTCGTTTTTGGATAATAAATGTGATAAGGTAGTGTATCAAGGCTAGATGTTAAATCAGCATGGCACTCGAATTTGAGTTTCAACACCCCTTCTTCCTTATTCTTACCCTCTAGTTCGAATCCACTAGTGCATAGTGCGTTATCGAGTATAACGATGATATTCTTACCCTCAAGATTCTTACCAACAAATGCGATATTCTCGAAATAATCATTCGCTTCGATTCTTGGTTTGGATTCAATCAAATCATAGGTATTATCCTGTGATGTTCCTTCCTTACCAATCAATGCGGACTTGATCATATCCTTCTTAACTTCAACTAGATTGATTTCCATTGAAGCTTTTTCACCCGTCTTGATGTTAAGACCCTTAACAGCAACTAACGCACCATCAACATCGATTGTGTGTCTATCGGGTTCAATATTGAGTTTAGAACCCTTCTGTGTAGCACCGATACAAGATTCTGCAAAATTCCACTTACCGCCAGCGTACTTTAACCCCTTGTGGATAGTTCCAGCACCAAACATTATTGATTTAGGTGTATCCGCTGTTGTGCCTGTGTAACCTTCCTTCATTATTCATCTCTCCATTCTGTAACATTAAGATTAACTTGTAATCTATAAATACCTTCTTCATCAGTTCTGATTGGAACTGAACTAGCGTATGATACCGCTATACCCGACCCATTCGGCAATATATCGGTTTTACCGTATTTACCAAAATATGAACGTATCTTTTCTTTTTCAGCTTCTAAACTAATCATTGAACGTGTACTAGTTCCCGTTAGAATAAATACGCTCTGAAGTTTACCATCTTCATCCATTGTTTCAGATTCGATATATTCCCCAACCCAAAAATTGTTGGTTAAATCCTTACTCCAATAGAGGTATTGATACCATATTCGGATTTTTTCCATACACCGATTAATATATCCTAGTGCATCACCCGTCATTTTAAATCTCCAAAAGCCTTTTCAGCCATCCTCTGAATCTTATTTTTCATGCTCACATAAGCTTTATGAAACGCTCTACTAGGTTTTTTACCCCTCGTTTTATGCCATTGTCCGTGTGAATCCTTATACATCCACGGGGATTTTCTGCCATTACCCTTAACCGCATACATACCCGTTCCGAATTCTTCCCATATAGCGTTTTCAAGGTTCGAACCAACCGAGCATTCAAGACCACTCTCATCGGTCACGTGTTGCCATGAACCTTTAGTCTGACCCGTATCAACTCTACTGTTACGTTTAACTTGTGATTCAAGTTCGCCCCCAGCTTCTTCTAGGAATGATATCGCTGTATCCTTCATGGCATCTTTGACCTTGAATGAATAATCTTCAAACTTACATGACACTGTGCAAATCTCCTATATATTTCAAATAAACTTCAATATGTTGATGTAATCCCATAGGGTCATCAACTAATAGTATTTGAAACTCCCCATATCCATTCACATCACATTTCGTCACCCCACTGTTGAACATCCATGCGTTATCAGCATAATCACATATGAATATGTGTGTTGATTCTTCAACTTTCGCATGGAACTTCGATAAATCAGCCGAACCACTGATGTAATCGAGAAAACCCATGATTTTCTCACCCAGTGAATTAGACGCTTCAACCTCTCCGATTTCGTTCTTATCGTAACTCATCTTGTTGTAAACGGTTAATTCAACATTACCATCAATCATTTAAAACCTCGCTTTCATGTATGGCTTTAAGAAACCAAGCAACGATACGGGATAACCCATTATTTGATTCTCCTTGTCGAGGTCAAAAATATGTAACTGAATGACGGGATAACGTTTCCGACTTGATACCAATCTTAGAACGATTGTTCATCTCCCATGCCATTAAGTTAATTACACCTTGTTTAATTGAAGCGGGATATTCAACTTTAGTGACAACGTTATGATTCACACTAAAAATAGACTTATCAATGATTGTTTTACCGTCACTAATTGTAGTAACGGTGTACAACCCATCGTTTACTGCGGAATTAGTAATTTGAACGGTGTCACCTTCCTTAATAAAAGGTGACGAACCGTTCAATGTATAATCCTCGCTAGATGCTATAAATCTGATGTTCCTATTTTGGAAATTATTATTAGTGTATTTGCGAATTAACTGTTCAATACTATCGAGCTTCATTTGTAAACTATCAGTATTAACGTTTGGATATAGCCTTGTTATTTCTTCAATAGAAACTATCATGATTTAACCTCTACTTGTCTTTGAACTGTGCAACAACTACCTTTGACTGATTAGTGATTGCTACTGTGTAAATCTCATCTGCTGAAATATCAGTCTTTCTAGCTAGTGACCTTCTTTCAGTTTCAACGTTCACATCACGCTTCATGAAGATTGTAACTGCTGGTGCTTCATCCTCTGATTCCTTATCCTCAGTAACCTTCAGAATAGGACAATTGTATACACCAGCTACAGCCTTAATCTTTCTTGAAGGTACGATTCTAGCACTTCCAATCATGCCGATTTCACCACGCATCATTACCTCGTTGTTGTACTTGTCAGCAGAAATGAAATCCTTATCAAGTCTAAGCTGTGTAATCTGCTTAGGTGATACGAACATCACTTTGTCGCTAATTACTTCCTCATCGAATAGGTCGATAGCATTAACGATGCTTGCGTAACCAATGATCGCAGTCGCACCAGCTGTATATTTTAGCTGTGCACCCTTTGCACACTCAATTACATCAGCATCAACCTTAGATGCGATAGACTTGCCAAGCTGTGATGTTCCCTCTCCTACTGGATTACCGTATCCCGATAGAATAGCTTCATCAGTTAGCTCTATAGCCTTCATTACCTTCTTAACCTTTGCCGTCGTAGTTGTAGCGGTTAGAATAGTAGTTCCACACTCTACACCCTCTGCAACATCTTCAGCATCTCCGATGTACTCGAATGTTGGTATTGTGATAGTATCTCCAGCATTTGCAACTAGAGTATCATCCACCTTCGCAAATGGTGTAGCTACAATCTTCTGTTTTACCTTTGCGGTTACCGCATCAGCCATAACCTGTGGATTAACTAGGTTCTGAATCTTTGTTGTTCCTGTTGCCATAATTTGTTCCTCTTTCCTTTACTTCGTCATTTCATCGTACAACTCTTTGTTGTTCTCAAATAGTTCTAACCTCTTAGCATATGACAGCTTATCGAATTCCTCTTTAGTCATCGAACCGCCTTTATCACCGTCATTATCGGGTAGTTTCTTAACATCCGTTTTCTGATTCGTGCTTGATTCAAACTGATTAGGATACTGCGTTTTGAGTTCTCCGAGCATATCGGATAGTCCAGCAATCTCACCGTTTTCATCAAGTTTCAGTTCTCCCTTTTCCTTCAGCTTGTACGTGAGATAGTCGATATCCCCAGCCTTCGCATCGAGTAGGGCAACTTTGATAGCTGATTCAACTTTTGTTTGTTCAAGTTCCTTCTGTAATCCCTCGATTGTTGATTCAAACGTGGTGATTTTACTCTGTAATTCAGAGTTATCTGTGGTATCCTTCTTTAAATCTTCGATAAGCTTATTAGCTTCCTTTAGCTTCTGAGCGTTACCATCATAATCACCCTTTAGTTTGTTGTAGCGAATATCAAGGTTTTCTTCACTCGTGGTGAATATCTTGTTCGCTTTCATCTCTGATTCAATTGTCTGAATCTGTTCATCACTCAGTTCGAGCGATTTCAAAATCTCTGATAGTGTCATACTTCTAAATCCTTTCACTTTACAATTTTTACGTGTTACGTCACGTCTAGTACGGATAGATGTTTTACGTGTTCCCACACGAATTTTTATATACAAAAAGAACGCTCTTTCGAGCGTTCTCGTTGCCTAAATTAATTATTTTCTATCTTCGAAAAAGTCTTTCCAATATGGATTCTCTTTATCGAAAATTTCCCGTTCCTCTTTGGTCAACTTCCACGGATAATCAGAAAACATATTATATATTTTCTTCTTATCAAACGAGAACAACCAAACCCCGATATGTGTATCTGAGTTATCAACCCACCATATCTTATCGTTCTCATTATTCTTATAAAAATTATTTGATTGTTCCATGATCACCCTTATTCTGTTTATTCTCTGCTGTATTCAAAAATCCCAATATAGATTTAAACTCATCAGTATCAAGATTACTATCGGTGATATTCAACATGAAATCTCCGAATGAATCAACACCACTCCGACAACCAAATCTATATGATAGAGTATGTCCAAGATTGCCATCGAAATTTTGCCAACCGCTATTATTTGCAGATTGTAATTCTAAATATTGTAACACACCTTCATCAGTCTTACGAACAATTGAAGCGTGTCTACCAACGCACAAATAATATTCTTTGCCAATTTCGCAACCATTTAATAACTCTTTACCCGATGCGATCGATGTTTTTCTCGTTGATGTTGTTACCTTCATACCATCCATGTGGGATAATTCCATTAAATTAATGGTGTATGAGAAGAATTCTCGACTGACACCCCCTCGAAAATCTCGAACATCATATCCAAGTGTTTGACCAATATATGCGAGTCCGACCGATGCACATGAACCACCCGTCATATCTCCACCAGCTAATATATTAATTATTTCTTCTTTGTTTGGTCTTATATCATGCGGTTTTATAGGATTATACACGATATTGTTGCGTTTAGCACCATTAATTAACCCCATATAGTTTAGGTCTTTTGATTTAACGGGTTCAGAACTATGCCTTGATACATTCTTCAAGTAATTCTTGCGAAATGTGTTGAACTGTTCAGATTTATCAAGTTCGAAATAATCCGCACGTTCTTGAAGTGTTTCAAGTTCATCTTCATCTAATGCCCATTTTGCACGTTGTAATAGGCAACATCTACAGTTACATACGTTACGAGCCGAGCCACCGACTGATGGGGCTTCCATTTTTTCACCCCCAACATCGAATTCCTCATCCCACTTAATGATTGTTCCGTCAACTTCTCGATGTTCATCTCTCGTCCTTCCGTCTAGTGTTGCATCCCATTGTTTAAGAACATCAGCACCGTTCTTGATTGCTTCAAATCCAGCATCCAAAAATCCCTGTTGCTGAACTCTGTGACCTTCCGTCCTCGCTATGCGTATCGAATCGTTCAATGCTCTACGCATCGGGGAATTCATGCCACTAGCGATATTAACAGCAATATCACCCCATGATTGACCTTGTGCGATTCCACGTGATAGATTAGACCTCACACGAGTTTTTAGCACGTCAACGTTCTCATTTACACGATTTCTTAACGGATTACCCTTATAATATCGCCTTGATAACTTTGAATCAGTCTGCAAGGCTTTAACAACGGACTTGTTATCAATCGGTATTGCCAATGGTATCTTCTGTTGGTGTAACAAATACATATTGCCTACAAATCCGTTGTTATAGCTATCTTTTAAGAAATCATCAATGGTTGTGTATTCCTTACTCAGTAACTGATTTAATGCACCATCAACTTGTGATTTAATCGCTTCTTGGTACTTCTTTTGATATATCACGGATTCTAAACCCGTTTCATCATATCGTACACCTAATTCTTCGATACGTGCTTTTAAATCTTCTCTAGCCTTCGAATATACAGCCTTCAACTCTGCGATTGTTCGCTTTTCATCTTCGAGTTGGTATTTTGTGATTTCTCGTTCCCATTTATTCATCGCCTAAAACCTTCAACGGGTCATCTTCGAACTCATCGGGGATGTTATTCTTCACTTCCTCATAATCTAGTTCAAGAACATCACATATCGATTTAATAACGTTCTTATCATCGATAACCCCATGTAATCCAAGTATTGTGTTGATTTCAATCTGCTTGGTTTCCGCTTCAGTCTTGTAAATCTGTGCGTTATCTGATGCGTTGGTCATAACCTCACGTTTGAAATCAAACCATACATCTTCAACTTTATACGCTGAATTGTTTTTCTTGTTGATCTCGTCAATAACAACTTTAACAATCTTCTTCAAGAACTGTTTTAGCTTAATTTCAAGCTTGTTACACTTCAAATCAAGTAGTGCATATCTTGACTTAATAACGATATTAGTTATGTTACCGTCACCAATCTGAGCCGAATTGAACCCCATACCGAATCGATAGATGTTCTTCTCGTCCTGTTCCATCTTGGTTAATCTTGCTTGATATGGTATATCCACCGTGTGAACTTCAACACCACCCTCGGAATCAACCCCGATAGTTTTCTTTGTCTTTAGATTCTGCGATAACTCATCTAGGTTATCACCCTCGAAACCTCTTACAACATGTAACGGATGGTCGAAATCAGCAAGATTATTTGACAACCCACAAGACATGATATCGTAATCATCGATAATACCCTTAATCGCTTTAAGATTCGATATTTGCTTCTTGTTATTATCGAGCCTGAAGAACGGTATGAAACCAAATGGTTTATAATACAAACTGTTATCACGCTCATAAATAACGTGAGGGCGTGGATTGATATCAATACTTTCATCTAAATCAATACCCCCTTCATCGTTCTGAACATAATACGTTGTTTTCTCATCATCCCATACTTGAATTCGCTTGATTACCTTGTTATTCTTTGCGATTCTGTCGATATACCAATAGATAACATAATTACAATTATCATCTGTATCTTTCGCACGAACTTCGATTACACCAAGACCATCAGCATATTGGAACGCCAATCTATCATGTTCGTTCTGATATGCGAATAGATAATCAAAACCCTTCGTGATTGTTCCCGTTAATAGGTCAGTTAACTCAGCCTTGAAGTCCTCATCAAAGTATTCATCAAGCTTCGATTGTAACCCCTCAACATCCGAACGAACGAATGAATCATCACCACTTAACATATACTGAACTTGCTGGTCTACAAGTTCAGTAAAGAACGGATGTGAAATCTTGATATTACTTCTTGTTGTATCCTCAACCAACTCACCATCTGAATTGTAATAGAACATGCGATAATTCAAAATATCATGTTCGCCCTCGTAATATCGTTGTGCTTCTCTTGCTTTTCGCTTACGCTGTGAGCCAGCATCATCAGATATGAAATATCTTATTTCCTGTTCTGTTAGCATTATTACCCCTTCATGAATTTTTCTGTAATATCGTAAATCTTATCAAGGTGTGAGCCTACAAAATTACATACTTGTTCTTCATTCAAACTCGTGAATCCACATACACCAAACGAAAAAAGGAAACAATGTACAAGTTCATGTATCACCGTTTCCCGTGTCATTTCTTTACTTAATCCAGTTCGTATTGATATCTTTTGTGATTGATATTCTGTTAAGCCGAAATACATCCCGTTATCGCTGTTCATTAATGATTTATCTTCATTAACGAAATCAATATTCCAAGTTAGATTATTAGCCTTAAACCTCATATCAACCAACCTTTTCGTGAATTAATATATTTCTCCAGTCCGTACCTCATAGCATCCATAAGGTGATTGAAATCATCAATCGGTGTGTTAGTTTGATTACCGAACTTATCTTTTGCCCATGTATAGTTAGATATCTCAGTAATGAAGTTAACACATCTAGGATGTACAATGATTTCAAAGTTCTGAATCCATTGAATACCGTTGTTAACTGAATCTTTACCCTTCTTCGCACCCTTAACATGTAGCCCATAACTCTTTAACTCATCATTTGATTTAGGTTCTGAACTATCAGCGGTTATCCGTTCCTTTGCATATCCCATATTGACAATCTCATTATAGATTTTATTGTTGGATAAACCCTTCTTGTAGAACTCATCGAACACATAGATTTTGTGATTATCTAGATCAACCATGCTCGCAAATAATGCTGACGGGTCATTAGTATATCCATAGTCAAGTCCGAACGCTGGTTTCAGATTATCGGATATTATTCCATCTTCCCCAGCATCATATTCGGCTTGTGTAACGAACTTGAATTCTTGTTCCTTCCAATTTTCATACACAACACCTTCAACGCTACCCCATTCACCAAGTCCAGCAGTTCGATATCGTCTAGGATTGTTAACCCTCATTCGCTCGAACAGCTTTTCATCAGATTTATCTAGCCACTCATTACATAAGTAATTAGTGGTGATAGCCAATATATCATCATCACACACATTATTATCAAAGAACGTTGATTTCAGCCAATGCCTTTCATTCCAAGGGTTGAATGTAATAGTTACTTGCTTGAATAGGTTATCGGGAACTTCACCACGTATAGATTCATCTATCGTATCGAAATCCTCTTTATGCATCACCTCATAGGCTTCTTCAATCCACATCCAACACAAATAACCATGTTCAACGGTTACCGATGTAACCTTTAATGAATCATCAAGTCCTCTGAAATATATCTTCTGCCCTGTAGGTTTATACGTTGCTTGTAGTGGGGATTCTTTAAAATCCCAATATTTAGCAACACCCAATCTATTAACCGCCCATTTAAGTTCGGTATAACATGATTCTTTGAGTGTCCTATAAGTCTTTCGAACAACTAATAGATTAGCTTCGGGATACTTCATCATGTTGTAGATATACCATAATGCGGTTGTCTTTGATTTCTTTGATGCTCTCGAACCCTTAACAACTCTATATCTACCCTTGAAGTTCCAAAACTCTTTATATCCCTTACCAACAACTTTTGGTAAATAAATCTCCATGAATCAACCTCTTACATTTACGATTCACACATCTGTGTGTTGTCATCAATCCCTCAGTCATGAATGCTTGATGATACTTGCAATATGCAACGGGATAATATGTGAAGTTACCATCAATTAGTTGAACTTTGTGCCTACACTTTGGCGGTTTATTTTTCAACCGCTCTTTTCTTCTCTTTCTCTGTGCTTTCCGATTCCCCTTGCTTCTATTCTTCAAGTTCATCTTCTCCCGATATGATCACGGGTAAATTCATGTTCACATCGAACTTGTCACTAAACATACCAAGATGTTTACCGAGTAGTTCAAGCGCTTTCAGCTTACTAGCAAGTTTAACTTCACGTTTACTAGACCTACCATTAATCGAATCCCCGTTCTCAACCTTGTATGATTCAACACATGCCAAATCATCAGCACTAGCATCGCTCTTGATTTCTCCGTTCTCATCAACAACATCGTTGAAGTTAACAAAAGCAACCCTTGCTAGTTCCTGTATAACTCTATCTTGTGTAATTCCCGTTCTTCTCGAGCGTTCCGCAAGTGCTTTTTCAATCTTACTTTTTATTTGAGGTTTTTTGAGGTTTTCGGCTCCACTCTGATAAGCCGTATCAACCGAATAACCCGCCCTAATTGCTGATTGTGTCGCATTGAAGTCAATCAAATATTCTTCAATGAATCTCTTTTGTTTGTTTGTCATATTGATTTACTCCAAAAACGAAAAAAGAACCGCCACTTTTGGCAGTTCTTAAATTATCTAATTTACTATTTTATCATATCAGCTGTCAAGCCTTGGTGTCAACAATCTTATTGTGTAGTTTTTTGTCTTATTGTGTCTATTCCTATATTTTTCAGTTTGTAACCCCATGAATACGTAATATCAAGAATCTCACATATCGTTTTCATCTCATACTCTTGAACATAGTACATATATAGAATCTCATACGCCTTCGGATTCTCAACTAACTCAATCATCTTGATGATCTCGCTACGCTTATTATCAACCTCACGAATCGCATCATTAAGTTCTCGTTCCTTATCAATCACATAATCAATCGGGTTTGAAAAATTTCGGGATTTCTGAACTTTATTCGGGTCAAGTTCGATAGCACACGAATCACAATGTTCTCTTAATATTTCTATATCGGCTCTCAGTCTACGAATCTTACGATTTAAAAATCGAATCTGCATTAAATATTTATTTATATTCATTCATTCACCTCTTATAAAAACCGTGGTTCAAGATGGTTCAACATCGGTTCAAGATGTAAAATAATCTTGAACCGTATCAACACTAGTAATATCAACGCTTATAGCGTTCGGGTTCAAGATGTTCAACATTTTTCCCTATATTTATATATTTTTGATTTTTGTAATATATAAACTTTTTTAAAATTATTCAGAAATAAGGGAATTATCTTGAACCTTGAACCGCAAGCACTCAACATCAGTAATATCAACAATCCTAGCGGTTCAAGATTGAAAAATAATCTTGAACCAATCTTGAACCAATCTTGAACCCGTTGTTATTTTTTATAAAATTTATGTATTAAATTGTGTTACTTCCTAAATCTAATAGGCATGACTAATCCGACAATTTTTTCATCTTCTTTGATATAAATCGGATGTTGTTCCCCTTCACACCAAAATGTTGAACTTTTTGTGTTAAAATTTTTCAGAAGATTCTTAGAGCAATGTATATTTATTCGATTATTTCTAAAAATATTACATTTATGTTTGTTGATTTGTTTCTCTTGAGGAAGTAAATTCACTTCTTCCAAATCGTGTTTTGTAAACAATATTCTCATTGTTTTCTTCTTCAAGTAGTCAATATTTATCATAAATTCATCATACGGGATTCTATAAACGATTGTTCCTTCGGGATTCATCAAGCATATATCATTATCGATAATTTCATACATCCATGAGCGTTCAGAATCAATGATATCTTTCATAATATTTTTAATCTTCACGGTGTATACTCCTTTCTTTGCTGAATCCTTCGGGATAGCGTTTCATTAGTTTATCGATGTTTGTTTCGAAAACTTCGGATAAACTGATATCGCACATTTTAGCTATAACAGCTAGATACCATGAGCAATCCCCGAGTTCCTTAACTAGTTCTTTACGGTCGAGATCATGACCGTGATATAAATATTTCTTTAAAATATCGACCGTTTCCCCACACTCCCCAGCCAAGCCAAGACCAGCATTAGCAAGTGTGAATTCTTCTGTAACTGTACGCATACAAGCGTTTTGATAATCATTAGCTAACATAATTTACCCCTCTATATATACTGTTTTAGAATCTCGATAAACATCCATAGCTGGTGTAGTTTCAAAATCAATACCATCATCCGTGTATCTCATTGTTGATAATCTAGCTTCAGAATCAAGCGGATACACCATCAATAATTCAATCAATTGTTCTACCGTCATGACAACCACCACCATAATGATTTTGAAAATAAACCGATTAAAATTAAGTCACAAGCTAGAAACGCATTATTTGCGAATTTAGGTTTGGTATCGATGTATAGAACACCGACACCGCCTAGAATCAACGCAATCGCCAATAGTATCATATAAAACTTCATTTCATCACCTCGATTATTCCAGCATCTAACAAATCATCAATGTAATTGAATGTCATTTGAGCAATACCCGACACTTCGGGATCAGTTGAATATTTTGAATCTCTATCGAATCTAAAACCACACATACCATCATATGCGTAACAACTTATCACAAACTTTTCTTTATCCTCATAAAACTGCGATGTGAAGCCGTTATCGTTGAAATCAATTTGTGTTTCGTTGTGACACAGTATCGGATTATATCGATTTAATGCGATATTATTGAATATCCTATATTTACCAAGTAACATGTAATCTTTATCGATATTTTCCCTAAATTTATCAACATTTAATTTAAATACGTTACAATTCTCTATTCTTGAAAATTCTACATTTCTTCCCATTGATTTTCACATCTCCTATCTCACATCCAAGCAATCGTTTTATTTCCATGCTGAATTTCTTTTGTGATACTTTTGAAAAGCCGTTCTTATAACAGAATGAATCATACATTGTGAATACTTCTGATGTTGATTCATTGAGTATTGCATCTTCTCCGAACTCATCCACGAATTGAATAATCGGATTATTATCCTTCTCGAATTCATCAATCTGTTTTGTTACTGCTTCAGAATCTGTGAATCCATTGTTCGTTAGTACACGTTCTAAACCTTGTAAACCCAATTGAATCAAATATTCTGTTGCAGTCTGCTCTGTTAGTAAACTGATGATGTTCCACTTATAATCGGGGTCATCTTTGCTGAACTCAGCATTAAAGGGTATGATTACCAATCTTCGTTTTATCGCCTTGAATCCCTTATTTCTCACTCTTGGTATTTCATTAGCACTAAATAATAGCTTTACTGAGGGTTTAAAGAAAAATACATCTTGCCCTTTATTTTCTGCCTTGATATCGTTACCGCTAACAATTTTCTTGAATTGTGATATTGCTTTTCCCTGTAGAAATTCATCCGATATATCATCACCAATGTTGGCAAGTTTACCAAACATTGTTGTTGTGCTGAACTTCTCCGATAGTTCGTCAATATCTAGCGATACATAATTATTTCGCCCTAGTACGTTTCGAACCATATCAAGGAATGTTGATTTACCATTAGACCCAGTACCCGTTAAGATGAATGATTTAGATAATTCATTCCTACGATAGAAGCAATAACCGATACATTCTTCAAGTAGTGAACGAATTGATTCATCGTTACAAGCAATTTTATTTAGTGTTGAATCTACCGTTTGATCATATGCGTTAGTGTTATAATCCCACGGTATTTTATTAGTTATAGCGTATTCGGGTGAAAACGGTAACAACTCTTTTGTTGTCAAGTTCAATATCCCATTTCTGAAGGCTAAATAATTTGAACTGAACGGTTCTTCATTATTAGGTGTGATAATCTCCAAGTATTTGAGCGTTTCACTCCTCTGTGTAGCTTTAAGATTCGGTATAATCTCAATCATCTTCGATTCAATTAAGCGATATGATGCTGTATAAATACCATCATCATATATATGTAACTGATTGTTGATTCGCTTGATGTGATATTGATTCTTGATATATCTTGCGAACGTATCGAATAAGAATGCATTTTTCTTAAAAAATATCGGTGCTTCGAACGCTTCATCACGTGTGATCGTTTCAATTTCGTTATCATCTAATGGTTCATCAAACACGTGATTATTTATATTCTTCAAAATCTCGATTATTTCATCCCTACTAAGATTTAGTTGAGATTGAAGAACTAATATATACTTGTATAATTCCCCGTTCCTTCCGTCACCCTCAGTTAATCCCAAAACATCTATACTTGTATTAACGGGTAACAGTTCGTTCGGAACTACATCTATTTCATCGGGTTCGAAATGTGGGGGGAATCTATCCACCCCGTTAACCCTCAATGGGATATAAGTTGAACCCGAATGAATATCTGCAATCAGTCCAACAGCTAATTTTTTATCTTCTCCACCTCTTGCGATTCTTTTATCGGGATTTCTCCAATAAGTATGTATGTGCTTATTCCTTGGATTTTCAAGAATTAAACAATTCCAGTTGTTAGAATCTGCCATTTCAAGGAACATATCAGATAGTTCTTCGGAATCAAACGATATATCAATGAATTCAGAATTGAGAATTGCACCGAACGATTCGGAATCTATCACATCATCCCATGATTTAAGATTCGCATTTTTAACTTTTTGTATTGGTTTTTTACCCTTCCCGATTGCGTAACCTTTAAAAACTAAATCGTTACCGTTCCATTTACTCATAAGCAACTCCGAATTTATGTAATCTATCTTTTGCAACACCTATATACCAACTCTTATCGAGTTTCTTCGGAACTTTCACATCATTAACATCACCGTTATAAATGAATACATGTTCGGGTGTACTTTCGATTTTTTCGATTTTGTCACCCTTGGTTTTCCACAAGCCACCATCATTTTTATCGATAGATGCGAACGCTCTTACACATTTTTCATTGAGTAACTTCCGTTCACCCGTGAATTCTCTGAACATCTTCAATCTTCCCGTTGCTGGATTGATTCGCTGAACACTCGACCAACATCCACCATGAAGGATTGAATCATATTTTGATGAAATCTTTTTGACCGTTTGAAATTCCTTCAAATCGTTACAATTATTGATTGTTCGTTCGATTGGAACACCCTTGACCATGTAATCAACGAGTGCTTTATTGACTATAGGCAAATCATAATCAAGTCTGTTGAGTTTCTTAACGTATTCCCCTTTAGCCTTGTAATTACCCCATTCATCTATTATCAGATAGTTGTTAACGTCCTTTTGAAAAATCTCACCGTATCCGTAATCATCAAATTCAAGCGTCAACCCCGTTCGCTGTTCCCATTCATGAGCAATATCATCAATCATTGCGTAATCATCATAATTGAACATTCTGATTAGAATACCATCCGTGTTCACCTGTATGATTTCACATTTGCCCTCTAGCCTTTCGAGAAGGTCAACACCAACGAGAATTTGACCGAATATACATGTATTATTCGCCCCTCTAGGGTCATACAATTTATTGTATTTGTCCTTCATCGCCCCGTATGTTCCATTCAGTACGATTTTAAATGGTGCTTGTTCTTTCTTCTTCCCTTCGGCTTTCAGCTTTAATCTGTGATGTAATATACCTATATATCTATCTCGCCCCTCTTTAGTAACTGAGCGTGAAAAACAGTATTCAGCGAACAATGCCATAAGTGTTGGATACAGTGAACCAACATCCATATTTAGAAAAAAACCCTTCGCATGATATTTAGTCAACGCACCATGTACACCGCCATAGCCGAACTTCATCGGGATACCAGCCATGATTAACTCTAATTGATTAGTCTTATTACCAACCTTGTATCGGTGATTTTTAGGATTGGTGTACCAATCCACAACTTGCGTGTACTTCTCAACTCTTGCACAATCAGGGATATGTATATCGAACTCATCATCGTATGTTCTTTTCGTTGCTCCCAAGATTTCAGCACTCAACTGAACTTTAGTTTTAGATATATAGGATAATGGCATCTTATACATCTTCAGTAGTTCCATCTGTGCTTCAAAATCTGAAATACGTTCAAGTAGGATTTCAGCAGTTTGATGAACATCATGCCTACAGTATGTTGCTAGTTCCTTGAGTTCCTCATTGGTCAACTTCCTATCTATATCGAACGATATTGAGGATTCTTTGATGTTGTTACCCATGAAGCCTTCAAACTTCTTCAATCCACCATCCCCCGACTCCATAACATCATAGTTATTTAGTGGAATCTTATTGAACAGTTTTGAAAATGTATAACCCGATTGATTGTTCTTGATGATGTAATCGTTACACTCTTTCGGATTCAATCCGCATATAATCGATTTAAATATAAATTGATCATAGTGCCTTGAATTAAACCCCACCCATATGGATGATTTATGTTTCTCATAAAGATTAATCAGTTCATCACGGTTATTAATAATTGTGTGTTCCGTCTTGTTTAGTAGGTCAAGCACGACCACTAACCAATCGTGCTTGACTACTTCGAAATCGTAAACTAACATGTTCGTTTACCCTTCAAATACCTCTTTGATTGTGTAAATTGGATAATCCTTCTTGTTCTTCGAATACTCAATCATGTATTCAAGACCAGCATCATCAATAGCTTCGTGAATATCCATAATCAGATTGTTATACTCACGGTATCCAACGAATGAATCAACATCGATGCCAGTTTCAAGACTTCTCAAGAACTTGTTAACTAGTGCAATCTGAAATCCCTTAATGATTACTTGATTGTAGAATAAAAGTTTGTTTTCAAATTCCCCAGCAAGGATACGCATCCAACAACTGAACATCGGGTCACCCTTCTTAGTTTCCTTGATTTCCATCTTCTCAATATTCACTTCATATTTACCCGTTGGAATTTCCTCATATTCTCCAACTCCACCGTTTTTTTCAACTTCTTGAACGTCCTCAGATAGTGCCTTGCTATCAACCTTCTTATCCCACTTATCGAAAATACTCATATTTATTTACCTCTCTTTTTATTTCTTTCCATTAGATATACGATATAGTCTTTACACAAATCATGAGCTTGTGCGTTAAATGCGAATGATAAATCATGATTGTTGTTTATAAGATTGTTGAGTGCCTTGAGCATTGCATTCTTACCACTCTCATGATATGTTTTAACCAATCCATCCCAATATCCAAGTTCTTTGAGTTTTCTAACCAACATTGCGTTCTCTCCTAGTTCTTCGAGTTCTCTTTGGTTTTTCTTCTTCAACTTCCTCAACTTCTTCGGGAATATCGTTTATGATTTCTTTGTTTATGATTTCTTCGAACTCAGTTTGAACATGTTCTTCTTCTGTTGCTTCTTTCTTTCTTCTACCTCTTTTTGGTTCTTCAACCTTTTCAGCTTCTTCAGCTTCTTCAGTTTTATCGACCTTATGAGCGTTCTCATTTGCTTCGTCATATACCTTGCATAGTTCTGACCAATCAAGCGGTATCGATGTATGTGTGATGTTCTTCAATCTACCACCACCAAACACCACTTCGTTTGACTTGAAATTTAGTGTTCTCGTTCCGTCATCCTCTACAACAACCCTCGCCACAATATCAACCATACCAGCGATTTTATTAGCAACCTTTTCAGCGATATTTGGTTTAATAGCTGTAATCTTATCGCCTGTTTTTTTGGTGATATCCTTGGATGTATCTTCATGACTGATTAGAACAATGTTTTCATAATCGAGATTCATCAATCTTCTGATTGTTGATAGAAATTCAGTTCTCACCTTATCCCATGCTCTGAATGAATCATCTGATTCGTGATCAATACCGAGTTTGTCATACATATATAATCTGCAAGATTCGTATGTATCTTCGAGAAGGTCAACAACGATTGTTTTGAAATTGTTATCGTTCTTCTCTAATTCCCCGATTGCGTTCTTGAAATTCTCCCACGCAAGAACTTTAATTCTCCCCTCGTATGTATCCTTGATTGGTAGATATTGCATTGTAACGAATTGAACGTTGCCATCCGTATTGAGATTTATCGGCATCGGTGCGGAATCCATAAATGTTGTTTTTCCGCTGAATGCCCCACCATACAGCCACAACTTACGTTTTGTAGCTGTTCCAACTTCTCTACGTTCTGCTTTAGGTAAAATCATATAATTTACTCCTTCCATACATAGTTCTCGATACTCACACCAATCGCACAAGTATGATTGAACCTTCTCAAATTCCTCTGTTCGTTCTAGTTTTATTGTTGATTTCAGAAAATCGATGACTTTATTTTCTTGATATTTAACTTCCTTAATTGTTATATCTATCTTCTTCAGTTCATCAATTATCCTACTTCTGAACTCTTTAAGCGTTTCAGTTTTCTTCAGTCTGATGTTTGTTTTCGGAACGAATACAAAATACATATTCCGAATATTGATGTTAAGTATCTCTTTTATGAAATACTTATAAACATGTAACTGCCTTGATTCCATATAATGCTCAATATTGTTTGAATACTTGTAATCGTATAAATCATATTGACCATTGCCACATGGAACTAATAAATCCGCTGTTCCTTCGTACCAATCATTACTGAAGTTAACTTCGTGCAACCCATCGGGTACAATTTTCTTGATTTCAGGAATCCAATATTCTAACTTGATAACCTCATCTATATGTTTATCTGTGATTATTGGATAACTCATCAAGTATTCTTTAATTGCGGTTTCTGAATCAAGTTCCATCCCTCTATGTAACGCTGTACCAATCCTTAACGGATTTTGAGGGTCATCAGAATCGATAATTTCTATATTATCGATATACTGCAATTTGTACCGCATTTCGCAATTTTCGAATTGCTCGACTGTTGAAAAATGTATCTTCATCGGTTATTCCTGTTCATTATCCAAGTTAAAACGATTAGCGTTGTACATATTATCGCTGTAATATCCGTTGCTGTTGACGTTCCCATTTACTTAACCACCTCTTTTTTAATTCCACATATACGGATTTATCACCTTGAATTAACTTCTTGAAATTTTCAAAATCTTTAGGATATAAGAGAATCGCATATCCACCAGCATTATTGATTTTGTTCAGATTCATCAACTGAAGTGTAGAAGGTTTCCCCGTTTCAGATTTAACTTCTATTCCGTAAAAATCGCCATTTATACAAGCTAGTAAATCGGGGATTCCCGTTTTAGTGTATTTACCACCACCCCAATATTTGATGAACCAACCGCCACAATTTTCAATGTAATCTTTGATTTTGGTTTCAAACGATTTTTCCTTACCCACTCACGATCACATCCTCACTAAACAGAACGGTCGCTTTTAAATAATCATCATTGTAACTTCTTGTAATTCGTGATTTAGCCTTATGAATTGCTTCTTCTTTATTACCTGCAATCACAATCAATTCATGATGATTATGTCTACTTTTATACCCATCTGTATAACCCTCTGTTAAACGAATTGTATATTTTGTTACAATCTGCATCTATTTCACCTCAAATCTGATTGAATCCTTACGTGTTGTAATCTTCGGATAATCTTCCAACAGTTCCGCATAGAATTTTGGTTCTTTCTTCTCGAACTCTTTTAAATCAATACTAGTTGAAGTTGAACCGTTTACCCTTGTTATTTTGATGAACTGATTATCAATCGACTTGATACCATACTCGTTCATGAGTTTTTCAAGTTTCGTTTTCAGCTTCTTTTCGTCCGATTCAAGTTTCTTTTTTGCCTTGGTTGCTTCAGCAAGACCCTTGAACAACGCAAGATTCTGTTTTTCGAAAACAACTAATTCATTTTCGTTGAAATCCTTTTCTTCATTGAGAAGTTCAATATTCATCTTTTACCCCCTTGTTTGTAGTGATTAAAATCACCCCTAGAATTAACTTAATTAATAGCGATAACCAATTGATATTTGGTTCTGTTTCGATATCCCCAGCGATGGAATATATAATCAATACGCCTGTAAATTTAAGTAAAAAGTTCATCCGTAAAATCCTTTCGCATTTCGAGAGTTCTCAAAATATGTTCCTCGATGCTGTTTTTACAAATCATCAGATAGTAGATACATGTTTCATTCTGCCCGATTCGGTGGATTCGCTTCTTTGATTGTTCAAAATCCTCACTTGATAACGGTAATGTGAAGTACACTATCTTGTTACATTTCTGAAGATTTAAACCCTTCGAACCTGCTTGATATTGAACGAGCGTTACACTTGATGAATCATCGTTGTATGCTGTCAAATCCTTGTTGTGTCCGTTGATTTCAGAAACTGAACGATTTAAGTGTTTACAAATCCGTTTTAAATGCTCTAATTCAGCATTGAACGAATAAAATATAATCACCCTATCATTGGTACTTTCTAGTAGTTCACGAACTGCGTTAAGCTTCTCTTGATTGTATTGACCACATAATTGACGAGCATACAACACCTTCGATAATGTGTTATCACCGATAAGTTCTTCATCACCTATACAGATATATGAGTGTTCCATGAATAACTTGTATTCTCTTGAACTTGGAACGTTGATTCTTTGGAACCTCTGTTCGGGTAGTTCAAAACATTCTTCTGTTTTCATAAATACCGCCCCGAACTTACGCATCTTATACTTCAAGCGTTCAACATTCTTATATGGATTATCCTTATCAACAATCTTGTGACGGATTCCCGAACCGTCATCATCTGTTAACGTCCAATTAACATACTGACGTTCGTATAATTCTTCGGAAATATTCCATCCTAGAAGTTTGAGTTGTGACCATAGGTTTTCATATTTACCACCTACGGGTGTACCACTCAGAAGAATCACGCTTTTGGGATTTAGTGATAAAACAAATTTTGATTGTTTCGCTTTTTTATGATTTTGAATCAAAGACGATTCATCTAGCATTAATGTGAAATCACTCAACTTAATTAGTTCTTTTCTTCGCCATGCTAGTTCATAATTGATTACCCCGACACCGTTGTTAGATTTCCAAAATTCTTTGAACTCTTTAGCGTTTGTCAAATTGAATATTGGTATATCGTAATGTTCGTTGAAGTGATCAACCCAATCATCAATCTTTGATTTCTGACAAATCAGCAAATCCCGTTGATTTTCACCGTGTAACATCATCAGTTTTTCCGCACCAACATATGTTTTGCCGAGACCCATATCGAGATAATAAGCACACCTATTCATTGATTTAGTTTGCTCTAATGCATCCAACTGATGTTGATATAGATTAATCATTGGTTAATATTCCTTTTAACATTTCATCTTTAGCCTTCTGATAGAAGTTTCTATCGATTTCAAATCCATAAGATGTTCTTCCAAGTTCATATGCACTTCTTAATGTAGTACCCGAGCCACAACATGGGTCAATCACAACATCACCTTCATCGGTAAATATTTCAATCAGTTGTTTGATTACATTCACGGGTTTTTGTGCGGGATGAATCTTTGGAATATCCTTTGAATCCTTTTCCCATTTGAACCAGTTAAAAATCATCTTCCCAGTTCCTTTGATATTCTTTCCGTTTTCGTCAACTTGTACCCCATTTCGGAACTTAGGCAACTTATCACGATATAGAATTAATGCATATTCTGTTGCTCCGACAACTCGCATATTCGCCTTTAAAACTTGCGGACTGTAATTTTTAACGAACACTAACGGGATATAATTCACGAATCCATGTTTCTTACCAGCATCTATAAGAGTTCCCATCTGTTCGAATGAACAGAACACAATCATGCATGGGTTGTTGGAACTTCTACCACGTGCCACCGACTTCACATCATCCTTTTTGAGCATTTTCGAACAGAAGTGAAAATACTCATACAAGTTGAAGTTAAAATCACTATTGAATGCTGATTTTTTCGCAAATTTCGATTCTCCATTCTTGCGGTCACCGTTCTTATACCACATAGGATTAGATCCATAGAATTTAGTTCCCACGTTGTACGGAACATCAGCTATAATTAACTGTGCGGGTCTAACTGCATATTTCTTGTAATTCTGCATCGAATCTCTATATAATTCACACTTAATCAACTTTGATACCCGTAATCCTTTCAAACTTCTGTTTATCGAAATTTGGTAGTGACTTAATTGTTTTCTTATCATCACTATCTAGTTCATCCCACCAATTTTGACGTTTCTTTGAATAATTGAATTCTTTTAAGAATCCACCCGTAACATCATGTTCGGGATGTTCTTTCTTTTCAGCATCACTCATGTGTTCCGAATAAACCCATCTGAGTTCATCTAACGGTACACCGTTTAAAATGAATCTTGCTGGATGATTCAACCAATCACGATACGTCATTTCAGTTAATTCATCGAACATATAGATGTTCGGTTCTTTGGTATTGAAAACTCCGTTTGAAAAGCTCGTATCGTTCCAATCACCGCTGTTACGGTCACCGCTGTTCCAATCACCGCTGTTACAATCACCGCTGTTACAGTTACCGCTGTTACGATTACCGCTGTTCCAGTTACCGCTGTTCCAGTTACCGCTGTTCCAGTTACCGCTGTTACGATTACCGCTGTTCCAGTTACCGCTGTTCCAGTTACCGCTGTTCCAGTTACCGCTGTTACGATTACCGCTGTTCCAGTTACCGCTGTTCCAGTTACCGC